GAGTAGTGAATTTGGATATATACCTGAATCTCCTGAACAAAGTTTTGGAAATAATAAAGGTATTTTTACACCTACTGATATTTACGATTTAACAAGAGCAGATAAATATACTAACTATGGACAATTAGAATTAATTGAAACTAAAGATTTAACAGGCACAACACCAACTGCAATAGATTTTACAGATTTAAAAGAAGATATTTATAATGTGCATTTACTTACATATAACAATTTACAAATAACAGGGTCAGATACAATTAGGGCAAGAGTTTCTAATGACGGTGGTAGCACTTATGAAAGCACAAGCGAATATGACGGTGCTATAGAAAGAATGACAACAGGTGGTACTTTTGGGGAAAGTACAAGAGCAAATTATAATGCTTTTGATAGATTAGGACAAAACGCAGTAAATCAACCTTACAATGGACACATCTATATTTACAACGCAGGAGATAGCACTAAATACACTTTTTTAACACATCTCCTTACTAACGAAAATGACGGATTTAGATTTGGTGGGCAGGTTTATCATGTTGCTGAAACTAATAATGCTTTTAGACTGTTTTTGACTTCTAATACATTTAAAGATGTAGGAAGTGTTGTATCTCTATATGGCATAAAGGAATATTCATAATGGCTACTAATTTACAATTTATAACTAAACAATCAATAACTACACCTGCAAATAATTTCCAAATTACAAATTGTTTTAGTGCAGATTATGATGTTTATAAAATTGTTATTTCTAAATTAGATACTGCTTCAACTACTGTACAGAGATTAAGATTTATAAAAAGTGATGATAGTGTTGATACTTCTTCTAATTATGATTATGCATCAAATTATCAAAGAAGTTGGGGAACTGTTATACAACAAAAAGCAGAAAATGGAACTTATATAGATTATATTTCTTCTCAAACAAATGGTACTGAAGTTGGTATTGGTTTAGTAATGTATTGTTTTAATCCTTTTGACAGTTCTAATTATACCTTCTTAAATTTTCAAAACTCATCTTTTATGGCAGGTAGTGGAAACAGAGTAACTAAAGGCATTGGTGTATTAACAGTTGCACAATCAATCACAGGTTTTCAAATGTTAAATAGCACAGGAAATTATGACACTTTAGATGTTGTAGTATATGGAGTTAAATAATGGCAGGTAGCTTAATAAAAATAGCAGAAACTACAGTTAGTTCAGCAACTGCAAGTGTAACTCTAACAGGTATTGATAGCACTTATGATGTGTATATGGTTAGGTTTAACAATGTTACACCTGATACAAATGATGTATCTTTTCAACTTAGATTTACTGTTAGTGGAACACCTGATACTTCAGCAAATTATGATAGAGCACATAAAAGACTTAGGGCTAACACAAGTTTTAGCAATGTCTCTTCAACCAATGCAACTAGTTTATTTTTGAGTGGTAATTTAGGAACAGGAACTAGTGAAGTAGCAAATGGTATTCACTATCTATTTAACTTTAACAACGCTAGTGAATATTCTTTTTTTACTAATGAGGAAACTATTGTTAGACACGATACAGACTTAGAGGGCAGACAAGGTGGTGGAGTTTTAACAGTTGCACAAGCAACAGACGGTGTGCAATATTTTTTAGGTAGTGGAAACATTAGTGCAGGAACATTTACATTATATGGTTTTAAGAAGTAAGTATAAGAAATATATAGTAAGATAGGAGATATTATGGCAATTAAAACAATAGAACAATTTAGAACTGAGGCAACTTCAGAGATCGAATCTGCAAAACCTTTGTATGCTCAAGTCAATAATGAAAGGCATGAGTTTACAGACGCAGAATACGACCAAGCAATTGAAGATTTGGCTCAATCTAAATTAGATGAACAAGATAATGGATATAAAAGAGCAAGACAGGAATCTTATCCTGAAATTGCTGAGCAACTTGATCTTCTGTTTCATGATATGACAGCTGGCAAAGGCGACAAAACTGGCGAGTGGTATAAAGCTGTTAATAAGGTAAAAACAGACAATCCTAAGCCAAGTTAATGACTGATCCAAGATAATATAAAATAATTCATATATACTAAATATATGGATTCTTTAGAGGAATTTCAAAAAAAACAGGGACGAACAACTGGGCAATTCGCATCACAGCGTTTTATTTTAGATGATCCCAATGCAAAATCTATATTTTTAGATGTTGCTAAGGAAGCACAAAAAAAATATATTTCTGATACTATTGCAGCACAATACTTAGTTTTAAATTTTTATGAATTTGCACATCTAAATTACAACACAGTTAGACGCTATTTTAGGGACTATCGAGATGGACTCATTAAGTAATCTTGAAAAGTTTAAGGAAAGTAAAAGCAATAGATCAACGCACGCTAAAAACAAAATAAAACATCCTAAAGGCTTCGAGCCATCGGCTCAATTTAATCAAGCTACAAAAACAGGCGAGATAGTATCCCAACCGCAGAAAAAAAATCAAATTGACTGGAAAGAGCAACTTGAGTCATATTTTGGTAAAGATGCTTATAAATACAAAGTAGTAGAAAACCAAGCTGAAATTAGGTATTGGGACTCAAATATTGGTAATGGTAATATAGAACGATTATATTACTTTAAAGCCAAGATCGTTGCTAGCGAACACTATATGCCAGATGATGACTTTAAAAAGCTTTTACGATCAGCTGGTAAATTAAAGAAAACTACTAAAAAACCTATAAAAGACTCTAAAACTTTCTGTATTGCTTTAGCAGACTTCCAAATAGGCAAAGAGGGAAGTTCTGAGGCAATTGATCGTTTTATGGATTATATTCCAAAGATCAAAGCACAGATCAAGCAGATCAAAAAAGTAGAATCAATAGATCAAGTCTTATTTGCAGGTCTAGGCGACTTAGTCGAATCGTGTTCAAATCACTACAATATGCAAGAGTTCTCAACAATATTAGATGAAAGACAGCAACAAAAGGTTGCTAGAAGGATGATCTATACCTTAATAAAAGAAATCATGCCTTTATTTAGTAAAGGTCTAGTTTGTTTTATAGGTGGCAATCATGGAGAGAATAGAAAGAACGGCAAAGCATACACAACCTTTGCAGATAATAAAGACGTTATGTTGGCTGAGGAATTGCAAGAGATCTTTCACGAATCTAAGGATTATAAAAAAACTTTAGACTTTATAATTCCTGATAGTGAACTACACGTAACAATAGACGTATCAGATACTGTACTGTTGCTCTTACATGGGCATCAGATGAGGGGAGCGGGGAACTCACAAGCTAAGGCTAGAAAGTGGTTGTCAGATCAAGCTTTCTCTAGAAATGCAACTGCGGATGCGGATATTGTACTACATGGTCATTATCATTACTTTTCAGCATACGAGAGCTCTGATAGACTTATATTACAAGCACCAACATTAGACTCAGGATCTGAATGGTTTGAAAATACAAAAGGCGACAAATCAAGAGCGGGAATGCTTACTTTTGTAATTGGAGGATCGGCAAAATGGGATTATATTAAGGTTATAAGGTAAATTATGAAACTTGAAGTTTTAAGAATACATAGCTCAGGCGATTTCACTTCTGGCGTCCTTTTTGACGTATCTAACAACAATCGTAAGTTCCTCGCATATACCTTAGAGGACGAGCATAGGGATAAAAAAGTAATGCATGAGACACGAATACCTGCAGGAAAGTATAAGATTACTTTACAAGAAGCAGGTCGGTTTCATACTAAGTATAAGAGTAAGTTTGCATCTAAAGGTGCTGATTGGTGGAAAGGATCTATTTTAGTTAACGACGTTCCAAACTTTACAGGGATCTTGTGGCATATAGGCAATCAGGAATCGGCGACTTCAGGATGCTTGCTTTTAGGCTTGGATCAAAAAGAAACTAACTGGGTAGGAAGCTCAACCGCTGCTTTCGAGAAAGTTTATCCTATTGTACGAGATGCGGTTTTATCAGGAGATCCTGTGTGGGTAGAGTATAAAGATTATGATGGAGCAATCACATCAAATAAAACAAAAGACTACACACCTAAATCATCTGATGACAATGTTGCAGATGAATTGAAAAAAATACGAGCTGAAATGTCAGCTTTGAGAAAAGCAATAATTTTAAAAGGTCTTCAAGTAGATTAAGGAGATAATATGAAAAACAAAAAATGGGTGGCATATTGGAAGTTTATGTTAGCTAAGGCTTTTAGAACTGGCTTACAATCAGCTATTTCTTTATGGCTAGCAAATTCTGCAAATATAATAAACGCAGAAATGCTTGAACTACTCGGTGTGGCATTTTTGTCATCATTCGTGACAATATTGCAGCACGCGTTAGAACAATATAAACCAAAGCAAACCTTTGAGGATGCTTGAGTAAAAGCTGGATTCAATTCAGACTCGACATAAGAAATCTTTTAAAAATTTTATACTTTTCTATGTTTGATTTAATTGAGTACTTAGAAAGCAAAAACAACAAGATCTTGCTAGAATTACAGCAAGAAATTGATCTTCTAGACTAGCAATAGCTTAGAGATTAATAAAGTATTGGAATATGCGAGGAGACGGAGACTATTTTTTAGTTAACCGCATCTTTGCTGAGGTTTAATACTCTCTTTATGTAAACAAAAAGAGGAGGATTTGTATCCTCCTCTTTTTTGTTAAGGGCAAAAGCACTGGCGGAGGTTGTCGTACACACGAAAGGGGAGTACTGTCTGCCAGTGCTTTTAATATATTATAACACTTGGGTTGACATATAATATTTTTAATTATTTGTCACATACTTGTAGATCTAATGGTAATGTTTTATATAAGGAGGTACACACATGGCATTTAAAGGTACAGATAATCTACCTAAGCCTGAGGACGTATTGAGGTGCAAATTTGGTGGCACTAACAATAAACGATCCACTGGGGGATGCGGTAAGCATGTTGAAAAGCTAGGTCAAATGGTTAGATCTACTAGAACTGGGGACAGTTGGCATACATGGTTACATCTAGATTATTGTAAAGACCATAGATACTATGAAGATGGCTACTATCAGAAGCAGGTAGATCATGCCATCAAAGGTCTAGAAGTCTAAATATACTATCTAAGGCTTGGCTAGAACATATCCTAATCAAGCCTTACCTAGTACGTTGTCTTAGATTTAGATTTAGGGGATCAAAAAAATATTTAAAATTTGTCACATTCTAAAAAATATAATGGTAATGTTTAACTAAGGAGGTTGAATATGCAGGAGCTAGATTATGGCGTTTGTAAAAACGGATCAAAATTGTATGCTCAAAAAGGTACAGACGACTTTTTTCATGATGAAAAATGTGTTGAAGGTTGTTTACCTATAAACGTTAAGTAAAGGAGGTTGTAAATATATGAGGACTATTGATTACATTAGGTGTGAAAGCTGCGATGAAATTAATGAGATCTTTGAAGATGATGATGTAAATCAAGCAATGTATTGTTTTCATTGTCATTACGAATTAAATTAATAAGGGAGGTTGTATATGGAAGCTAATAAAAAAGCTATTAGTGATATGATGAACGATTTATCATTAGATGAGTCACTTGAATTGGTCAATTACATGATATCACTTCATAACGTTAAGTCAGATACTTATAATCAAAACCTAAAAAACCAATTTAAAGTTGGTGATAAGGTAAAGATAAATCATGATAATGGTGATGAAACCATAGGGATCGTTATCAAAATTATGCCAAAAAATATAAAAGTTGAAGCTAACGAATATGAACATTGGACAGTAAGTCCAAACGTATTAACGCTTATATAAAAGGGAGGTTGTAAATGACTCAGTATGAGTTTATCTATTTGATGTATCACATGTGTTTAGGAT